AATAGAATCGAGGAAAAGTTTTTGTGAGTGAATTTACAGATATACTGAATTTTTTGGAAAAAGAAGAAAAGAAAATAAAGTCTGAGGGTTCTATCAAGCCGGTTAAGGTTCGAAAGAATCCTCAGCCTCAATTCATTGTAAATAATAAAATAGTTGAAAAAGAAATAGTTAGAAGATCAAATAATGATATTCAAGGATTCGATGTTGAAGAGTTTAAAGTTTTAATGAGAGAAGAATTAATAAAAGGTTATAATAGATCAAAAAAATATAGAAAGAAATACATTTCAGTTACAGAATTATTATCATGTCCTAGAAAAGTATTTTATAATAGAAAAAATTATCCTATTGATTTAGAGGAAGAATTTAAATTTGCAAATTTATATTTAATTCGAGATATAGGTAATGCGATTCATAGTGCAGTTCAAAAATTATATAAATTTGATGAATGTGAAAAAACAGTAATTAGTGAGAAATTTAATGTTAAAGGTCGTATTGATGCGATATTAGGTAAATCTATTATAGAATTAAAATCTACAGATAAAGAAAAATATCAAGATATATATGATAAAAGTCATTATCATCAAGGTGTTATATATGCATATTTATTGGGTAGTGAATATGGATATGAAATAACAAATATATCTATTGTTTATGTATTCCGTGATCTTAAAACAATTAAAGTTCATAATTTACCAACCAATCCAAATTTAGCAAAATCATTTCTTGATAAATCATTAGTTATATCGGAATGTTTAAAAAATAATGTGGTTCCATCAATTACAGAAATTCCTGAGAATGAATGTCAATGGTGTTCATACAAAAAATACTGCAAAGAAAAAGAACCACAACAACAAACAAAACCGAAATCAAAATTTTTATTATAATAAATCGGAGATAAAGATGATTATAGTTTATCCTATGCTTGTATCTAGCAATGTTCAAACACATGTTTTGCCTGGTATCGCAAAGGTTCTAGAAAAGTATACACTCACATATCAGTTAGATGATATTATCCAAAACGCTTCAAGATTATCAAAAGGTAAAAAATTATCATATACTGGTGGACGTTTTAAATTAAGTGAAGGAACCACACTAGAAGCTAAAGGTGATCCTTTTGATTCACCTCCACAAGAAAAACCTGGTGAAAAAGCATCAGTTAAAGTTGATATGCCTACTTTTAATACATTAAGTTTAGAGCCAACATGGATCAAAGTTGATACTCATGTTGGCACATCTATGATAGGTATTAAGGTGGTTCCATTTCCAGTTATATCAGATGCTGGTTTAATTAGTTTAATAACTAGTGATTTTTATAAAGGTTGGTTTCCATCTAAAATATCAGGGCTTAGTCGTGGTGTCGTTAGATTATTGTGGGCAGCTCTTCGTAAAACTCCTATATTAAGAAGACTGACACCGACAATATCTGGTGATCCAACAAAAGATATTGTTTTTGCAAGAACAACACACGTATCAAATATATTTCTTGTTTTGAATAACATGGATATAGGTTCAGATTTTTTTGAACGAACAAACAAAATAAAACAGTTATATTCGCTTGGATGGTCATCATTCGTTATAACAGATGATGTTAATAAAAGAGCATTTTTCTGTATGAAAGAATATCACGGTATGTGTTCATCAGTTCAATATAATTTTATGTATACAACTATTGGAAAAGAACATGGAAAAGTGTATGATGATTTAGAAGATGTTAAAAAATCATCAAGTCCATTTTTCAAATTATCGACAAAAGCCAGCAAAATTGTAGCTGAACAATATGTAACAAATAAAATTAATGAATATTTAATTGGACAATAAAATGGAAACTATAGAAAACATTGAGAATAAAATTCTTTCTGATAACGAAAAGTTAGAATTATATAGTGATGAATATCCATATAATTTACCTTTGAGGGTAACAGGATTTGAAGATGAAAAATTATACTTCAAATTTATTAAAAATTGTGAACGATTGATACGTACTAGCTCTGAATATAATGAATGGCGAAAATATCTTAAAGATGTTTTACAAAATAATTATTGTTTAATTACATTAGAGATTGACGAACAAGTAACAATTGAAATTCATCATCATATACCATCACTATTCTCAATTGTTAAAACAGTTGTAAATAAATTTGTTGATAAAAATAAAGAATTCTGTTCATTTGATATTTGTCTGGAAGTTATAGAACTTCATTTTTCAAACAAAATTGGATATGTTCCACTTATTAAATCAATGCACGAAAAACTACATTCTGGATTTTTGAAAATTCCTGCTAATTTAATTAAAGGTGATTATAAAACTTTTCTAAAAGATTATGGTCAATATATTGATGATGAAGATTGGGGTATAATAAGAGAAAGAGAATCAGTAATTGCATCTAATAATACATGGAAAAAAAATGAATATCCTGGATTAACACAAACTGAAAATTTAAACGATCAAGCTTCAAATAATGATCTATTAAAAGAATTTCAAATAGGAGTATAAACATGTCAATAACAATTGATCAAGAGTCAGGAAGATTGGCTCGACAGTCGGTGGATATTGATAACATGAGAGAACGATTTAAAACTTCAAATGATTTATTAACATTTCCTTCTCCCAGTATATCAACAATTGAAAAGAATATATTCTTTCTATTAAGAAATTCGAAAGAAGTTGAATTTAATTCAAAATATATAATGAAACCAGAATATTTATCAAAAGATGAATATGGTACACCGGCATTGTGGCAATTATTAATGAGAGTAAATAATATATTCTGCAAAGAAGAGTTTAATTTATCAACTGTTGTAATTCCATCTTTTAGTTCGATAATTACAATAACAAAAGATAATTATCCAGTAAAAAAACCATCTGATTTAGAAGGGATAGAGTGGTAATGATAATTAAAGATAAATTTAGTTTATTGAAAGATTTACCAAATATTCTTAATCTTTCCAAATCAGTAATTAATACATACAAAATTGATGATGGACCTAGAAAAATATTTGTAATATTAAAATTGATGGAAAATAGGATTAATCATTTTACTAAGGATTCTGTTATGGATTTACTTTCTAGTATCCATAAAAGAGAAAAACTTTATATTGTTAATATACCTAATTATTTATTACCAATAACATTTAATAAATCAACGAATAGTACAATAATCAATTTAACATCAATGGGATCGGATGATCTCTCAAGACACGATCCTAAAAATTTATACGCAGCTTTGGTATATGGATTAACATTTTCTACGCTTGTTACAAAAAAATATAATATCGATGCAAAATATTTTTCAACCATTTCAAATTTTTTAGTAAGTATTTTTATTAGATTGTTTGGTAAAGATTATGGATTGTTAGGAATATATTCAACTGAGATTCCTAAATTAAAGTTTTTAACAAATTGTTATATTTTAAATTCATTTTTTGGAATAAAAGGAAATGACACATATCGATTATCGGGTTCAGCGGCATCGTTCAATTATAAAGAAATTGAAGGGGAATTAAGCAATTATGATTTTAATGAGATTAAAGATTTTATTCAATCATTAAGTGATCTTAAAGTAATGCCAGGAATTAATCGTTATGTTTTTTCATCAAAAGTTCTAAGATTGTTTGGTTATGGATTTTTACCAGCAATAGAAGATGTTTCTAGATTCATGTCAATCATTACAACAAGTTCTTTATCAGGAACAAATGTTGTTCCTACATTTATTTCAAAATACAATGAAACTGAATATAGTAAGTTGATTGAAATATCAAAAAATCTATTTAAAAAAATATAGGACTTATAAATGAAAGATTATTATATTTACGTTTATCTTGATCCCAGAAAATCTGGAAAATATATTTATGGTGATTATTGTTTTTTATATGAACCATTTTATGTTGGTAAAGGTAAAGGAAGAAGATTATTAAATTTAGATTCTGGTAGAAATAAATATCTTAAAAATAAAATTAACAAAATAAAAAAGCTAGGATTTAAACATTTTGTTATTAAAATAAAAAATAATCTATGTGAAGAAAAATCTTTTATTTTAGAAATAAAATTGATTGATTTGATTGGTAGAAAAGATCTAAATAAAGGACCATTATTGAATTTTACAGATGGTGGTGAAGGAAGTTCTAATAGGATTATATCTAATAAAACTAGAAAGAAATTATCCATTTCAAATAAAGGAAAACATAATACTGAATTAAAACGATGGGATGGAATATATGGTGAAAAACATCCAAGATATGGAAAAATTCATTCTGAGAAATCTAAAAAATTAATGAGAGAAAATCATAAATCCATTCTGACAAAAAAAGATATCATTCAAATTAAAAAATATTTATATGAAGGAAATTTAAAACAAAAACATATAGCTAAATTATTTGGAGTTAGTCCTATGACAATATCAGATATCAAAACAGGAAAGACATGGAAAAATGTTAGATTATAGTGGGTTTTTTAGAGCCAAAGTTGTGAATAATAATGATCCCAATCAATTTGGTAGAGTTATGGTTTGGATTCCTGATATTATGCCTGAGGTTCCAGATGACGAAGGTATTTGGGCAAGACCTTGTAATAACCCAATTGGTGGTCGAAATACAGAAACTGGTTCTGATAATAATTATGCCGGAACGTCATATATACCTTTAAATGGATCATGGATTTGGATATTCTTTGAAAAGAAAAACATCAACAAACCATATTATTTTGGAGCATTGGATTTACAAAATGCTAAAGTTCTTCCAGAAAATCAATTAGGAAGTGAACCATATAATAAATGGGTTATATTTAAATCTCATCTTGGTCGAACAGTAGTTATTAGTGATGATCCAGATGATGCTAGAGTTGAAATAACAGGTCAGAAAAGAAAAATCAAAACACCACCAAGTGGTGATACTGATTCTGTATATACAATTGATGAAAATCAAACTACTATTCTTTTTGATGAAAGAGAAGGAAAAGAGAAAATATTAATCAGAACACATAAAGGTGATTTCTTTCATATTGATGTTGATGAACAAAAACTTCAAGGTTATTTTAAAAGTGGGATTGATTTGAAATCTGATGGTGATATTAAAATGACAGGAAAAAATATTCATTTTAAGGCAACTGAAAAATTTAATATACAATCTGGTAAAGATATGAATTTAAATAGTGGTGGAAATTTAAATGAATCATCGATTGATGATATTAATTTAGATGCTAAACAAAATTTAAATGTTGAATCTGTAAATTCTATGAATTTAAAATCAAATGCAACTATAGCGGAAGAAGCCGGTGCTGCGCTTAGTCTTAAAGCCGGTGCTGTTTTAGCTCTTGATGGTTCATTAATAAATGAAAATGGCGGAGCTTCTACTTCTGCTGGATCGGCTGATTCGGCTGAAGATGCTGAAGCTGCTGACCCGAAAGGAGAACGTGATACCTAATGGCACTATCAGCAGTAACAAATAATATATGTGCAAAGTTAGATGCATCATTAACAGGATTTATTGCCACTGCATCTGGTGCATATAAAGCAATATCAAGTTCCATTAATACCATAAAAACTACAATATCTGGAATGCAATTTTCGGCTATTGATACACTTCAACATGCAGCAGCACAAGTTGATGCTGGTTTAAATCTGGCTATTCCAGATTTTACAGATGAATTTACAGATGTTCTTAATATGATTAATTCATGTGCTTTCTTAAAAACAGATAAAACATTAGGAAATCCATTAACCATGATCAGATCACTCAAAGGTTCAATTAGGGCAGATGCTCAAAATGTCTTTAATTCATTAACAGCAGGAATTGCAGAGTTTAATGTATCTGAATTAATGGATTCTGTTTTTGTTAGATATGATGATGAATTTAAATTTAATGAGATTATTCCTAATATATATCAAATTATTGATTGTATTGATTCATTATGTCCCAATACTGATATAACATCAAAAATTTTAATATTTGAAAATTATACTAATAAGTTATATTTATTAGCGAATGGAAGATTTGATACAAGTAAATTTTTTGATGAATTGGGTCTAGATGTTGAAAAAGTATCAAAGATCAATATAGGTTTAAATTCATATTCAGATATGAGAAGCAAGATTGATGCAAGCATTTCAAATGGTGTCGAATTTGCTAAATCATTGTTATAAAGGATTATATAATGAAATTACCACTTAAACAATCACGTCTTGAAATAAGACGGACAAAGATAAAATATATTGTAATTCATCAAACAACCTGTCAATATGAAGCACCAGAATCTAAAATTGATAATCCTAAATTTCAAGTATCAGGATTAATTGGTAATGTCCTAGAAAAAAAACAAGCTGATTTGAATTATCATTTTATTCTTGACAAAATTAAAGATGATTATCAGGTAATTGTATGTAGACCGTTTGTTTCTATTTGTAATTTTGATGACATTGATCCTAAAATAAATAAAGCCGCACTTCATGTAGCTTTAATGGGTTCTTATGATTTCAAAATTCCAGAACAAAGAGTATATGAGATACTTGCCTATCGTTTATTAAATCCCATCATTAAACATTTTAGAATAAATCCTAGTCGTGTTTATTTACATCGGGATATATCATCAAATAAAGATGAAGCATGTCCTGGAAATTTTATCGATAAAGATAAAATAATTACAATGATTAGACGATTTGTTGTAAAATAGTCCCACCTATATATATTAATTATTGAATGATTCGAAAATTTATTTTTAATGTGAAAAGGAGAATAGTTTGATTAAATTCATACAAATAGTCCCTAAAAAGTTTTGTAAAATTTTCCATAATGGGGAGGAAATTGCAGACTTAGAATTAGCAACACCATCATCAATATCAAATCGTTTTGATTTAATAACTGGATTTATTGAAGATATGAATGAAAAATTAGGTGAAGATTTTGAAGAATGGTTTGTTAATTTTTTTACGACATTGAATCAACATACATGTAATCATTGTAAAAGATTCAATCAAGATTCTAGATGTGTAAGAGCTAGTCGTGAAGCACAAGAAGG